TCGTTTTCATGAGGTACTGACAGGCACCGTCCGACTGCTCACTGCGGAGCATGTCATTCAGCACGACGACGTTGTTCGCGATGTCCGCCGGTTGCGCGCTCTCAGTCTGGTCAATTATGCCGTACAGGCGCAGCGCGTTCGTGATGAGTTGGGCGGACGTGACGGTCATCAATAACCGATCCTTATTGCTTCTTCCTTAGTCATCGTCCGCACAAAGTCCCACGTCGCACCGTTAAATTTCCGGAGGGTGAAAGCATCATCCTCGGAGAAAATCATCAGGGTACCGATCGGAAATTGCATCCCTCAAACCTTCTTCACAGCAGCCCAAGGCGGCGACCATAGCGCATCCGGAACATCTTTGTCCGTTGTCGAGACAGCCGCTAGCTCGGCAGCAGCGTTTGGCGGCGTGACCGTACGTATAGACGAACTGGGGACAAACGTCCCGTCATAATTCGCCGGTACGATCGTGACTAAGTTGAAAATCTTAGCCCCGAGCGGCGCGTCCGGCGATATGAACGCAGCCGACTTGCCTAGCTGAGCGTAGTAGGGAACCGACTTCAGCAACGCCTGCAATCGCGTAGCGTCGTCGGGCGCGGCCGCGGGCGCATTGGCAAAGGTCGTCGTGGTGCCGCTCACGGGACCGTTGCCCCAGATGGCATCCAGATTGTAACGAAGCGGCAGCGGCTCCGGAGGCGGCTCGATTGACTTGTCAGGGAAGGCCTGGAAATCGTACACAGCCGGCCAAGGATCCCAACACGACCGCACTGCGCGCCCCGAGGCGGCGCTGCAGACGAGCAGCCCGGTAAGCCGCTCCCGGCGCAACGTGCTGTAGGCTACGCGTGCATTGCAACGCGAACACGCGGCCCACGTCTCCGCAGAGCGAAATTTCGGTTTGGGAGTGTGGGCGCCACTAGCCACGCGATCGGCTCCTAAAGAGCGGCCCCCGGCGCTTGTCAGTTCCGAGGGCCGTCAAGTCAATAGGGAGGAAGTGCGCCAGTCATACCACAGCTTGGCGTCAGATGCCATCAGCTCCTGCACTGCCATAGACCGTCCGCCAATCGACCACGGACGCGGCACAGCGCATCCAGATCGCAATCAGCGAGGCTTGGTTGCTCCAATTGCTGTCCTCGCGGGTTTCGAGTTGCGAGCGCTCCCAGAAGGTGAAGCCCTGGCCGTTGTCCTTTTCCTGCTCGCTGGTCTGAATGAAGTAGTTGTCCTTGTCCACCATGTACGGCGTCTCGACAACTTCCGGCAACGCGCCGGTTGCCCGAAGCACGTTGATATTGTTGGTTTGCGCGTTCCACTGCAACGGCGAGCCCAGGATGCGCCGGGTTTCCGGGCCGCTTTCCGGCGACAGACTGACGCGCTTGGGCAGCACGATGATAACGAAGCCGCGGCCGTTGCGCGTGTACGAGATCTGGATGACCGCGTTTTCGAAGGCCAGCTCGGAGACGTTGGCCGACACCAGCGCATTGGATTGCACGCCGCTGGCGGTAGGGTGGCTCGGTGAGCACAGCGGAACACCATCGGCGCGGAGGCCGTTGACGGCATCGAAGGCGACTTGCAGCGGAGCGTGGGCGATGTACTCTTCGGTCTGCCGGGCACTGAATGCCAGCTCCTTCATCATGCGAGAGCCGACGTCTTCGTACAGGTTGTCGTCTTTGGCTTCCCGCGAAATCGCGACGGCGAGGCCGTATGAGGCCATGGTGACCTGCGTGCGGTAGCCCTCGTTCGGAATGTCGAACTGCACCGGCTCCAGTTCCGGCTGCTGCACGGCGAGGCCCAGGCCGGCGCGCTCCGTCATAAACTCCTCAAAAGCCTTTTCGCTCGGCTTCGCGTCGTAGAACTGCGCGTAGATCGGCGCGAGACGCTCGTAGTCGAGGCCAAAAAGTGCGTACAGGCCGGGCCAAAACTGACTTGGGAGCAGCGATCTATCAATGACTTGCATAGCGTTTTCAAGACCTTAGCTGTGCTAGTCGATGCCAAATAGCCGTTTCAATATTGGCCTGCCAACTAGCTAGTTGACATGACGCTCTCGGCATGTCATACGTCGTGTCGCCAAACAACGGAGAGCACAACATGCCGAGAGCAGCGAAACCAGTAGTTCCAGGAGATCGTTTTGGCTCGTGGACTGTAAACGCCAGCGCGGAGCCGAAACGGTTCCCGTCTGGACAGTATCAGAAGCAGTTCGCGTGTCAATGTGACTGCGGAAACAGCGGTTTAGTAACCTACAGCGCACTGACGCGCGGTAAATCGATGTCGTGCGGGTGCGCCGCAGAACGTGACTACACAGGCCGCACGATAGGTCGCATCACGTTCCTAAGTGACACCGGACGCCGATTGCAAGGTTCGACACGCGTGTACGTAACACGTTGCGATATATGTTCGACGGAACGTGAACGTACAGTCATCCAAGTTAAATTAGCGAGCAAAAAACCGTGCACATGTGAAATGAACCCTTCGCAATGGGCTGCGCTAGGAGGGGTAACACACGGCATGTACGGCACGCCCGCACATACCTCGTGGCAAGGTATGATAGCCCGGTGCTCTAACCCAAAGCATCCTTCATTCAAAAATTACGGCGGTCGCGGCATCCACGTCGCTGAGGCGTGGCAGGGCGAAGAAGGTTTTCAAGCATTTTTTGATCACCTAGGGCCGCGTCCTGACGGTTGCTCGCTAGACCGCATAGATGCTTTCGGGCATTATGAACCTGGTAACGTACGCTGGGCATCCAAAGAATTGCAGGAAGCGAATAAGCGGCCGCGCATGGATCCGACCGAAGTTGAAGGTGTATTTAAAGATCGCGTAAACGGGGGCTTTTACGTAAAATTCGATACTAAGCTGGAAGCCCGCTTTGCCTACGCGATGTCACGCGCCAAAGGACCGCATCCGGTGCAGATGCAGCGCGCCGGGTACACTCCGGAAAGCGCTGCTGAAATCCTCGCGGAAACAGCATGGCTTCATATCTGCGGCGTCGGATAATTTGTGCTATCATTGACAGGAACCCGCAACCTGTCATACAAGAGCCCTCATGCGCGATATCGCCAAGCTAAACCTAGACCTGAACAAGCCCGAAAGCTTTGGCAATTTGGCCGAAAAGCTTGACGATAGCGACCGCCGTATTCTCGCCACCGATCTTGCGGAGCTGATCAACATCGACGAACAGTCGATGTCCGATTGGACCGGCGAGGCGGAGGGCTACCTCGACAAGATCGAAGACGCCGACAAAGGCAACGCACAACCGCAAAACCGCGAGCAAGAAGGCGCAGGCGAGGAACCGGCGCCGTCCACGGAATTGACGCTCTCCGCGGTCATCCAGTTCTCGGCTCGCGCCACCGATGCGCTGCTCGGCGAACCAGACCTTGCGCGGGCGAGTGAGCCCGGCGGCGAGAAGCTTGCGGCGTGGGTATCCAGCCAGCTCCGCACCAAAGACCCAAATTGGGTGCTCGATACGGACCCGCTGATTGTCCACATGTCCGTCACTGGCCTAGCGTGGCGCAAGCGCAGCTTTGACGATATCGACAAGGTATTTCATTCGTATTTCCTGCCCAGCGTCGGCCCCGGCCGCGTCATCGTCAACAAGAGCATACGTTCGATCGAGCGCGCCCCGCGCATCACGCATGATTTCGAGCGCTATCCGTACGAGATCGAACGCTCGATCGAACGCGGACATTGGATCGATTACGAACCGCGGTACGACGAACGCGATACGCAGGCACCGAAGAAATTCTATGAAGTGGATTTGTGGCTGGATCTCGACGGCGATGAGATCGACGAACCGTGGACCATCACAATATCGCGGGATGATTTTCTCGAAGTCATCAAGATCGCGCCGCGCTGGTCAAAGAAGACAATCGTCGATACGAAAGACGTGCTGTTCTTCCGGCCGTTCCACCGCTTCTACCCCTACCGCTTCCTGCCGGACCCCAAGGGCGGCTTTCTTCCGATAGGCTTCGGCAAGCTGCTGCACCGGATCGAAAGCTCCGCGGACCACTTGCTTGCGTCGATATGCGACACGGCGCAGACCGAAGGCGAGAACGGTGGCGTGCTCGCGGGCGGCGGCGTCGGCCTGCCCGACAAGGTCGAGCTGAAGGGCAATCGCGTTACGACCATCAACACGGATGGCCGGCCGCTGCAAGACATGTTCTCGCCGTTCCCGATGAAATCGGTTTCGCCGGGCTCGGTGCAAGTGCTCGAAAAGATGATGACGCTTGGCGATCGGCTCGCCGGCACGCTGAACAACCTGGAAAACGCGCCCGCGTCCATGACGGCAACCATGGCGAAGGGCCTAATCGATAGCGGCTCGCAGGTTCAATCGGCCGTACACCGCCGCCTCGTTTCGTCGCTGACACAGGAAATGCATCAATTCGTACAGATGGCCGACGCATACGGCGCATTGCCCGAAGGCGTCACGGCGCAGGATGGCAACGGCGTTGCGGTCACGGCGGACCCGCAGCTTGCCACTGAAATGGCGCGATCGGCGGCCGGCGGCCTCTACATGCAAATGATCGAAGCAGGGGCCAAAGTGCCGGGCAGCTTCAATGTGCAGGAAGCCGCTTCGCGTTTCTGCCAAGTCATGCGGCTACCGGACCCGGAAAAGCTGATAGGTCAGCCACCCCCGCCGCCGCAAGCCACGCCTTGGGAAAAGATGCAGGGCGCCGTGAAACTGATGCGCGAGCGTACGGAAAATATCAAGGTTACCGGCGCCGTGGCTGTACAGTTGACGCAAGCGCTGCTAAACATGGTCGAGGCTGCCGGCGGCATGCAGAACAATCGCGCTGCGCTCTTGACCATGGCGCAACTTGAACAAGCCGTACAGCAGATGATGCAGGGGGCGGCCGATGCCGGAACTAGCCTTGACGGAGTGGTTAACCAGCAAGGAGACCAGGGTTCTCAGGGCGTACCTCCGCCAGCGGCAAGCGGCGCCCCTCCGCCAGTTTCTAACGGGGCAGGCAGTGGAGCCGCTGGACCAGGGGCGGGCAGCGGCCTTCAATGAGCTGGATGGGCTGCTAGCGCTACCCGCAGACGAAGTACAAAAGATTTTTGAGACGGCTTTGAAGGAACAAAAGACATGAATGATATCGGATGGGCTGTAAAGCAGATGCACAACGGCGCCAAGGTCCGTCGCGCAGGCTGGAACGGCAAAGGCATGTGGCTTGCGCTGCAAGTGCCCGACGAACATAGCAAAATGGGCCTACCATACGTCTACATGAAGACGGCACCCGGTCCGCTCGTACCGTGGCTGTGTTCGCAAACGGATTTGCTTGCGATCGATTGGGAGGTTGTGTCTTGAGCGACGTAGGTCTGTACGGCTTCGAAATTCCGCATGAGTTCGTGCAGCCGACGCGAGACATGGTGATTATCCGCATTCCATTCCCGCCGGAAAAGATCGGCAGCATCATCAC